TTGATATCCAATTGCTGTGTTGTTATTGCCAGTTATTAAGCTATCTAAAGAAGCATTACCCAAAGCCACGTTATTTGAACCAACTGGATGATTACCATCTAGCTTGATTGTGCCACCATCTACTGAGAGGTTGCCTGCTACAGTTAATCCATCTGTGACTGCTGTACCTGTTACGTCAATGCCAGTTGAGGTGGTGGCTAGTTTTGCTGAGTTGTCGTGGTATAGACGTACAGTTCCATTTTCTGCTGCATCTAAATACACTTCATTTACACTAGGATTTGTAAGATAAAGGTTGTTTCCCCCAATATATAGGTTGCCACTTCCATTGTTTTCAATAATTCGTGAACTGTTGTCACTAGCTTCATGATAAATCTGTAAGTCAGACCCTGCACCAAATATGGCTTTCTCATTGTCTGCAAAGGTTAACTGACCTACTGTAGTAATCCCAGTATATGCACCAGTAACCCTGGCACTTGGAACTGTACCACTTGTTAGGTTATCTGCATTAAGCTGTGTGATTACAAAAGTTCCGTAGGCTACAATCTCTACGTCATCTCCATTAACCAAGTCTTCTGTAAAGACAATAGAGTTACCTGAGGTAGTTGTGACGTCTGCTGTAGACATACGAACACCGTTTACAAATACATCGACATACCCTGCATCATAAGCCAGGGTGTTACCGTTAGCATCGGAACCTGAAACTGTTCCAGTTGTAGTTGTTATATCATAGTGAAACCTAGCTGACGTTCCGTTAACTGTAGAACCTGCAGCTGCCCAACCACTGCTTTTGTATACCTTGAGTTCTCCCTGGATTGTATCATAGTATAAGTCACCTAAGTCTAAGGCTGAACCGTCAGGGTCTTGGCTAGGGGCAGAGCTTAATGCACCTAAGTAAATGTTGTTGAAGCTGTCTGAAAGACTTTGAGCTGTAGAGGCTGAACTTGCAGCTGAGGTTGCTGAGGTCGCAGCGTTAGTCGCTGAGGTTGCTGCAGCTGTCGCTGAGTTAGCTGCATTAGTAGCCTGGGTGCTTGATGTTGAGGCTGAAGTAGCAGCATTAGTTGCTGAAGTACTGGCATTAGATGCCTGGGTTGATGCTGTTGTAGCACTTGTTGCTGCATTAGTCTCACTAGTAGCAGCATTAGTTGCTGAGGTAGAGGCGTTGGATGCCTGGGTTGATGCTGTAGATGCATGGCCTGAGGCTGTTGAGGCTGAACTAGATGCATTTGTTGCACTTGTTGCAGCGTTAGTCTCACTAGTGGCTGCATTAGTAGCTGAGGTACTGGCTTCAGAAGCCTTGGTTGTGGCTGTAGATGCTGAGGATGCAGCGTTAGTGGCACTTGTAGATGCATTAGACGCCTGTGTAGAGGCTGTAGAGGCTGAGGATGCAGCATTAGTCTCTGCTGTCTCAGCTGCTGCCTGAGCTGTCTCAGCGTTGGTCTCAGCTGTCTCTGCAGCACTTTGAGCTGTCTGTGCTGAACTTAGGGAGCTTGCAGAACTATTTGCTGAAGTACTTGAGTTATTAGCATAAGTAGATGACAGCCCTGCTGAGGTAGATGCATTCGTTGCTGCAGTCTCAGCTGCTGTCTTAGCAGCCTCAGCATCCGTTATAAGTTGATCTACTGTGTTTTCTATAGTTACAGACGTACCTGAGTTTTTAAAGAATGATGATGATGACATGTGTTAACCTCTAGGATTGTGAGCTGCTTGAGTATGTGTCTTGGAAGTCTGAGTAGGTGTATGTTGGTTGTATCCTTTGAACACCACCATTTGTCTCTGCATCGTTAGCCTGTTCCTGGACTTCAAGTAGGAACTGGTTGAACTTAGCCTCAAAGGCTTCTGTCCTGGTATCAAGGTAGTAGTCAGCTGCATATGTAAGAGCTGAGTAAATCAATAGGTCAGGGGCTACCTTAGCTAGGTTATTCTCGTCACTGTCTGCAGTCATAGGTGCAAACTCATTGTAGTAGTAAAGGTAGACACTGCCTGAGCTAGGCTGTGGAAACAGGTATAGCTTCTCCTGTTGCCTGGTAAAGTTTGTTGGGTTACCTGAATAGTTATTAGCGTTTAACGACCTAAACTTAGACATAGGAACCCTGGTTAGCTCAGTGTTTAGGTAATACAGACTTACAATCTCAATGAAGTCATTAGGCAGTGTTATGAAACTAGTTTGACTTGATATTGAGTAGGTTGTTAATGCCTCCTGCATAGGTGTTCTTAACTGTCTTTGAACACGAGCTATACCCTGGTCTATGAAGGTAGTTGTTAGAGCTGTGGTGATATCTGAACGGTTAAGGACGTTATTAAAATGGGTCTTTAGATCACCATAGTTCATAGCTTATCCCTTCTTTGTTTTCTTCTTCTTAGTTTTAGTAAACCCTGACTTCATATTGGCATAGGCTTTGTTTGATATAGTTGATTTTGACTTAGGCCTTGATGTACCTGCCTTCTTTCTCTTGTTTATGTTTTCATATAACGACATCTATAAACTCTTTTCTGTTGTTAAGAATGCAGTTAGATCCTCATTCTTAAGTTTGTTAACAATATCCTTAGCCGTTATGTTTTTATCTCTCATAACGTCAAAGCCTTCCCTCATCCATTTCTCAATCACAGCCACAGGTATGGATGCCACCTTCATCATGTCACCTGCTTTTTGAGAAGCTGAGGCGTCACGTTGCTGCTTTAAATTATCTAAATGCCACTGAGGTATTTCCTGAGTGTGATGCATGGCAGTCTCACCTGCCTGGGTAACAAAGTCACTGTTGATGTTGATTATGTTATTACCCTGTCTATCTTTGTCGTAATTCATTGTATCTCCTTAAGTTGAATGTATGAGGGCAAAAGTTAAGGAGAGCATGAAACATCTACCCTCATACAATTAGTTGTTAGGACAAGCCTGTGATCATATGGTCTGCACCAAAGTTCATATGCTTAAGACCGTATTCACCGACAACAGCGTGTGTGTCACCGTCTGAAGTCTTTCCTAGTAGTGTTCTACTAAAAGGTCTTAATACAATTGATCTCCACATTGCAGGGTCAATTAAGAATGCATGTGTTGATAACTGGTGCCTGTTAAGCACAATCTTGTACTCACCGAATGGAGACACATACAAGTCAACCACGTTTACTAATGTCTTAGTATTGTCGTTGAAGTTTCTGTATCTTCCTGAAGCCCCTGTCATCGCAGCAACAATGAGCGAATCTGCAGGTTTTACCATTAGAATATTCGGCTCGGATCCTGCATCATAAGCTGCTTGAGCTGCTACTAAGAACTTAGCCTCAGTCAAAGCATCAGTAGAGTTTGAACCTGCATCAGTTGAGTTAGTAATTAACTGAGTTGCAGAAGCCATTTCTCTAGCTGTAGAAGAGTCACCTGTTACTGCAGCGTTGTCTTGGCCAACGTATGCAAATTCTAAGTCCTTCTTAATCTCCTTAAGGACTTTACCTAACTGGTAACTTGTCTCCTTAGCTCTACCATACGTTTTGACAGCGTCGGCTGTGGAACTGACCTCGAATACCTTTGTAAGGATTTGAGTTGTACCACTTCTTAGGGTTGTAGGTGACTGAGTACCTGCTGAGAAGGCTGCACCTTCAACGGCTTTGTTATCAGCACCTGCTGCTAAGGTGTCTTCCATGTACTCATAAGTACGGTTATGAACCTTCTCACTCTTGATAAGAGTAGTGAAGGGTGTATCAGTTGGAGTGATATTAGTGATACTTAATGTTCGCCTGAGGTCGTTAATCTCAGACCGATCTTTCGATCAGCTATATATTTCTATATAGATCAGACTATATCTTATCCCTATTAGGGTCTATGCACTTCCACTCACTTGAGTGTACTTCCTTTCGGAATAGTCGTTGCACCTTCCTGATAAATCAGGCTTGGCTCAGGATTGTCTACGTCTTTACGTTTAGAGTTTCCCTGAGTTCACATAGTTTATTTTGACAGATTGCTCTGAAAGGACACTATCTACTTAATGTCCGAGACATCCTCAGCTATCCCAACTTGATCATATGACGAATAAACTGCCATCTTTATTTCCTTTCATTAAATGATGGTTAATTATGAGGTTTCCCAACGCTTCATGATTACTTCGGAGATATCATCTAAGTCTGTACCTGCATTACCAAGTGCCTGAGTAGCCTCTCTTAGTTGAGTAGTCTTTCTAGACTTGTCATTGACAGGTGCCTTCTTTGATCTAAGGATTTTAGTAGATTTAGTATTCTTCTTTTTCACTGTAGCCACCTTCTTTCCCTGGTCATACAAACGAGCCTTATTAATAAGTTGGATCACTTTAGGATCGACATATTGATTAACTTCGTTTTCAGGTAGACCAATAGATATGGCATAGCCACGAATGTCGTTATAAAGTTGGTTGCTCCAGTTTGGAACTTCCTCTTGTAAAACCTTAACACACTCTTTTGCTGCAGCTTGTAGTTGAGTTTGTTGTTGGTTTTGTAAGTCTTTATAAAATACATTAGCTTCTTCAGTTAGAAACTTATACTCGTCTTCTACTTCCTTATACTCCTTGCGAAGTTGAGCAAAATCCTCCGTAGACATTGTCTTACTTGCGACCAACATGTCCACTTCTTGATAGGGCTTAAACTTTGCTTGAGCTTTCTCCAACATCTTTTGGAGAACGACATTAGACTTAGAAATAGCCTCTTCAGCGTTTTTACGTTGAGTTGCCACTTCCTGAGACTTTCTTGTGAGAGCAGCTTCTTGACCATAAAGTCGCTTAAGATCTTTAACAGATGCCTGAACTGTTTCACCATTAACCTGGATCTCAACTTGAGCGTCGTCACTAAGAACAGGGTTCTCGTCTTCCACATCATCGTCTTCATCCTCATCATCAGTTTCAGTTTCTTCAGGGTCTGTCTCTTCATCTTCTTCGACCTCGTCTTCTTCTGTCTCTTCCTGTAAATCGCTAGTAGTCTCTTCTTCTTCTTGTTCTTCGACTTCAGGTTTATCCTCGGTCTCAGGTTCTGATGGCTTTTCAGCGTCTTCCCATCGTGCAAGGATTGCATCACTAATCTCATCTGCTGATAAGCTCAGTGCATTACTTGTATTGTTTTCGTTATTTTGGGGTTGAACGTCATTCATGATAGTTCCTATTCCTCTTGACTGTTGTTGTCTTTCTCGTTCTTAGTTATAATTTCGTCTCTTACCTGGACGTCGTGTCTTAGGGTATTAACGATATCAACTAAGGCTCGATAGTGGTCGTAAGACTTGTTTCGTGCATCTGTCTCCTCAGGTTTTGAGTTTACAAATGCCTGGAAACTTCCTTCGACCATTCTGTTAATTGTCTTGTTGAACACTTCCATATTCAGAATTTGTTCAGCATCGTTTCCAAGGTTAATTAAAGTTTCTTCCTTGTTCATTTTACTCTCCTAAAGTAGTTGTAGTTATTAGCCTGTAGGTGAGGCTATTCCTCGTACATCTTCAGCCTTGCTTAGAACGTCTAATTCAGCTTTATCGATGTACTTCTTATGAGCTAGTTGCTCCTCTTTTAGATCTTGATTGTCTGAGGATAGAGCGTGTGAACTCTCGGCCTTCATCTTATCAAGCTCCAATTTCATTTGGTTCATTTGTGCATCCATCTGCACCTTCATCTCAGCTAACTGCTGCTGACGTTCTTGTAGCTCAAGTTGTTTCTGAGCCATCTGTGTCTGCATCTCCTGCATTGGATCAGGCTGAGGTGGTGGTAATTGGTCAGGTGGAGTTAAGAACTCTTCAACATTTAATATACCTTGCTTCTGCAGTGCCTCTTTCATCATGGCATACCTGTTTGGCAGCTGATACATAGGCTGTAGGTTAGGGTCTTGAGAGAATAGGGAGTGTAGCTGCATAAACTTGGCTGCATCTCTTTCCTGCTCACCATAGCCTAGCTTAAGCTCAACCATTACATCTCTTTTTTCTTTCCAACTTGTAGGGTCTATTTCGACAAAGTTACCTGCAATATCGACAACCTTTTCATACTGTTCGTTCTCGACAACTAACCTGTATACCTCATGAAATAATGGCTTAAGAAACTGGTTAGCAAAGTTTCTAGCAATTATCTTCTGCCTTTGCTGAGACATTGTAGCTAACTGCTCAACCATAGCTGCTGAGTTCTGCTTGCTTATGGCATCCTTATTCAAGCCCTGGGATAATTTTGAGACACCTGTGGTATCTTCTTTATCTTCATCAAGCATTTGTAGTGTCTGAAAGATAAATGGGTTTAATGGTGCCTGGGGCATAGGTGATATAGCGTCAGGCCTTGATACGTTCACCAGGCCACCAACACGGTTATCTATAAGCTCTCTCGGATTAGTTAAACCACCCTTAACAACCATATACCTTGGGTTATTAGTTATTACTGCATGGTCTAGAATAGACCTGGTCAATATAGTCCTGGCGTTTTGTGTGGCTATAACCTTAGATGCAAAGTTTGATCCGTAGAATGCATGAGGGATGGGTAGGGGAGTGAATACTATAAAAGGCTTACGGTCTACTTCAGTACACTCAAGTATTATATTACCTGCCTTACAAACCTTATATAAATAAGCAATACCAGTGCCTTCTTTATCGAGCATTACATAACACTCATAAACCATAATGTCTCTTACCTGGTCTTGATATCCCTTGCTGTCTGATCCACGGCTTGCACCAATGCTTTCAAAACGAGCTAATACCTCAGGGTCTGTCTCTACCTCTACGTCTTCATGGTCTGATCCTATTTGACTAAGCAGCTCTTCTGAGTATCCCATTTCTCTTAACTCAGTAAGTGTCTTACGAGTTCTATGAGCTACGAAGTTTACCTCATCTAATGACTTAGCCTGGGGTTCTATTAAGAACTCCTCAGGTGCTAGTGATTCAATAGATACCTGGGATGTGTCTCTTGATGTAAGTATCGTTCCTGATATCAATCCAACTTCGTTTGTCTCGCTGTCACCAAGCTCTACGTTATCCTGGGCAAGTAGCATGTCTAAC